TATGATGAAAAACGTACTAAGGTTAGGTATCCTAATGGTAGGCATAATTCTAGCCCTTCTAAAGCCGTTGACGTTACCCCTTATCCTGTGGATTGGGAAGACCGGGAACGACAAACCCTCTTTGCTGGGTTCGTTATTGGCATTGGTAGGAGCATGGGCTATAAGATAAGATGGGGCGGAAACTGGGACATGTATGAAGAGAAAGGTAGATGGGAAGTAAAAGACAATCGCTTTGATGACTTTCCACATTTTGAAATAAAAGAGTAATGACGGATACAAGGCCAGCAAAGGTACCAAAGAATTCTTTTATAATGAGTTATCAAAGCTCTAGGATGTATCCGCAACTAGAGCCGCTAGCAAGGAAATATAGTGCGGATAAAAAAGATATGGCAAATAGCCAGAATGTAATACTAACAAATGGTGAGATTTATTTTCCACCAGATGCAGTTGAAGCAATAGGAGTTGAGAAATTGGAATTTATGAATAACAAATCAAAAGGTGGGGCTCACGATGCTATTGATAATGAAATAGCAATGAACCTATTAAAAAATATAAAACCTATGTATGGCGGTGGAATGGTTAAGCCCTCTATGAAACCTATGGCTGGTGGAGGAATGATGGAGTCGTATCGTGGTGGCGGTATGGTGATGGATCAGTATGGTCATGGTGGCATGGTCAAAGACAAGATGATGATGATGGAAAAAGGTGGACAGCTAAAACCAGTACCAGAAGACAATCCCGGCTTAGGTAAATTGCCAGAGATGGTAAGAAACCGTATGGGATACATGCAAGATGGTGGTATGGTAGACGATTCATTAATGGGTATGCGATATGGTGGAATGGCTAAGAAGAAGAAGATGATGGGGTATGAAGACGGTGGTGAGGTTTTAAGTAAGGTTTTGCGTGGCGTTGGTAGGGACTTAGATAGAGGTGGTATAGATCAAGACGGAGACATGATAAATTTTAAAAGAGTTCTTTCTATACCTGCTGAGCAAGTTGGAGGTGGAGAAGGATTGAGATATTATGCGGGAGAAGGAATGTCTGACAGGTTGCAAATGTCTAGAAATAAAGCATATATGGATGCTGTTCAAAAAATGGTTTCAGCAGAGCAAGACTCAATTCCAATGGCTATGATAGACGAGTACTTAGCACCAAAAAAACGCAGTCTTCGTGACTTGCTACCCTTCCAAGAAGGTGGCCCTGTAGAAGAGGGTATTCCATTACCACCTCAACCTATGGATCCGCTACAGATTGGTGCTAGGCAAGCAGACCCTTCTATGTATGAAGGAAGTCAGTTGGGAGTGAGAGATCAGGCTATGATGTTACAAGATAGCATTGAGCAAGACACGGTAAATAAAGCTAGAAAAACATTACAGCTAATGAAATTAAAAGGTTTATTGGAAGGAGCAGAGTCTTTAGATTATCAGGGGCCACAGATGGAGCAGGGTGCAGATGAAGAGATGAAGAGACAAATGCTACAGAGAATGATAATGATGAGAGGTATGCCCTTTTAGCGTATGGAACAAGACCCAAGAGCATTACAAAATGATGATTTATATAGGCAATGGCGTGACTCACGATCTGAATGGGACACGGAAGCTCGTAAGGACATTGATTTCTATCTTGGTAATCATTTTAGTCAGGATGAATCTGACGACCTAGCATCTAGAAACCAAGCGGATATACCTATGGATCGTGTATCTGCCGCAATAGAAAAATTTAAAGCAGTACTTACATCAAGACCTCCCGCATTTACAATAACCCCTAGAGAAGATTCCGATGTGCAAGTTGCTACATTGTGGAGGACAGTGATGGGCTACGTATGGCAAAAGTCTGATGGGGATTGGCAAATGAAACAAGCGATACAAGACTATGCTACTACAGGCATGGGATACTTGTATGCTTATATTGATAGAGAATCAGATTTTGGTAGAGGTGACGTTAAGTTCACTTATGTTGACCCGTTCAGAGTTTATGCTTCTCCTAGCTCTCGTGATCGTTGGTTTAGCGATTCAGATGGTATCATCCTTTCCACCATCCTTACAGGTGAGCAGGCCGTTAACCTCTACCCAGAATTAGGAGACAGGGTTGATCCAGTTACGGGAGAAGAGATACCCGGTTTAATTAAAGACATATCTGGATTTACGTATGACGAAGAAGATTATCCTTCTTCTCAAAACAAAAACTCTATGAACGTATTTACTCCAGCGGAAGTAAAAGACAAAGATTATTATCAAGTAAAAAAATATCAAGTATTAGAAAGATTTTATAAAATAAAAGTTCCTTATTATCGCATTATAGATATGAAGAGTCAGGAGGAAAGTATTCTTTCTCAAGAAGAATATGCTCAGTTTGCATCAGAAAACTCAGAAGCGTTTGACATTGGAGCTTTTACAGCAATAGAAGTTTTACAAACTCGTGTAAAGGTGTGTGCATCAATGGGTGAGGTTGTGCTGTATGAACAGATACTTAATACCGATGAATATCCCATAGTGCCCCTTCCAAATATCTGGACTGGCACTCCTTATCCCAAGTCAGACGTATCTAGGGCAAGGCCTATGCAAAGACTGCTTAATAAGTTATGGTCATTGGCATTGTCTCATGCACAAGCATCAGCGGGTTTAAAATTGTTAGTGCCTTTGGGTAGTGTGGACGATATAGATCAGCTAGAAAAAGACTGGGCAAATCCAAATGCCGTTATTGAAGTCGATTCATCCCAAGGTGAGCCGCACTACCCAGCTCCTCAGCCTTTGGCTGGAGAGTTCTATAGGTTAATACAGCAGTCAGAGTTTTACATAGATTTTATATTTGGACTTCCAGAAATGATGCATGGTTTTGCAGAAAAAGCTCCAGAGACAATGAGGGCCACAGAGAGAATGATTGCACTGGGAAGTGAGAGGCCAAAGTCTAAACTTAGAGATATAGAGTTTAGTATTAACAAGCTGGGTAAGGTTTTGTACAACCTATCTAAAGGTCACTATACCTACAAGAAGATTTTTCGTTTAGCACAGCCAAATAACAATATAACTGAAGTTATGGCAAATTTTTATACAGATGTTTCCGGAGCTGTGTTAGATTTAAAGAAAGAAAAACATGCGTTAGATCAGCATGACATAAGAATTGAACCGGGTTCTACAATGCCTTCTAGTAAATATGCAGAGCTTGCAGTGTACTTAGAAGCTTTCCAAATGGGGATTGTAGACAGGTATGAAGTATTAAAGAAGAATCCTGAGTTGTTTGATAAGGAAGGTATTATGCGTAGAACAGAAGAGAAGCAGTTGTTACAGCAACAAGTTCAGGCAATGCAGGATCAGATAAAGAATTTGCAGGGTGACTTGCAAACCGCACAACGAGAGTCTGTTAGCGATAGAAAAAGAGTCGAGGTTGAAAAATTTAAATCTAGGCTATCTGAAGTTTCTTCAGAGTCTAAAGCAGACAGAAGAGTGCAACGTAGTAAACTAGAAAACGAGGTGAAGCTAGAGGTGGAGAAATTGGCTAATAATCTGAAAGATGTTCAGAGAAAAGTCAGTTCTACTCCTGAAGCCTAGAGACATCTAAGGAGAGACTATGTCTACAACAGAACAACAGGAAGTAAATGTCCAAAACGATCAAGTCGTAACTAATGAGAATTTCGTGGAAGATATCGTAAATCAGCAAGCTGGGCCTGAGAGTCCAGAGCAAGTTCAAGAACCAGAACAAGAACCAGCTACTTCAATGGATTATGAGGCTGAAGCTAAGAAGTTCCAATCTATGTATGATCGGTCACAAGCTGAAAATGCAAGATTACAACAGGGAGCACAAATACTTCAGTTATTGGAGCAGAGACCTGACTTGGTACAGGCACTTGAAAGCGGTATAGCTCAACCACAAACTCAACAGCAAAACGAACCTAGTGTCGGGAAGGATGATTTTAATCCTTGGGATGCTTTTACAGATGAAAACTCTGAGTCAGGACGATATGTAAACAATAAGATAGAATCGTTAGTGAATCAGAGATTGACTTCTGCGTTATCCCAACAACAGCAACAGATACAAGCTGAGATGCAAATGCAAAATACCGTAAATGAATTAAGAGGAACGTATAAAATGTCCGATGGCGACATTCAAGAGTTCTTGCAGTTCACTACAAAACCAAAAGAGCAAGTAGGTTTAAATAATCTAGTAAAGCTCTGGCAGATGCAAAACGGTCAATCCGTTGCTAACAACGATACAATGGAAGCGGTAAATGCGGCAAAACAAGCTCCTAGAACTGCTGGCGTTCTTCAAGGTCAACCTCAGACATCACAAAAAAATGATACTGATAAGATTTTTGATGCCGTCATGGGCAATAGTGGCTCTTTGCGATTACCGTGACATAACAAACAAACCACAAACCAAGAGGTAATAAAATGGCAATATCATAC